ACCATCTTCGGCAGGAACCGTGAACTCGATGTGGTCATCAGGTGCCGATACGCCACCGAACTCAACAGTCAGTTTTACGGTTGATGCGGATGAGTTCACGGCATACAACCAGATTTCATCAAAGTTGGCGGCTGTCGCTGAACCCGTGTGTAGCGTCGTACCAGCCGTGGCCGTTTGTGCGACTTTGATGAGCCGGCCATCCGTTGAACCTGAGAGGGTGATTTTGCTGTATGTTGCCATATCGCCTTTCTAACTGAATAGTGCCGCGGCCAAAACGAGTTGGTCGCTGTCGTTCGTGATACCGAACTCCGCCCAGGTTGAACCTGAGTAGAAGTAAAGTTTGTTATCAGCGTCAATGTACGCGAACATTCCCTCAGCCAACGTAGGTTCACCAGCGCCACCGAAGGCCGCGTCGCGTGCCGCCGTGGTCGCGAACCGCATAATCGCTTGGTCCATCAAAAACGTGTTCACCTGGGCGGCGGTCAGCACCGTTCCAGAAACGAAAAGGTTTGCGCCAGCACCAGCCATAAGTATCAGTATCCTAGCAACTACTGAAGCGCGTTATCCGTATCCATCACACCAAAGGTCGTATCGTCAAGCAAGAATACGTTCAGAATGTAGGCATCCGATAAGGCCACTTCAAGCCGGTGGCTGTTCGGCGTAACGGTATGGCGTAGGCGTTCAACCGTCTGGAACTTACTAACGGATAACGGGCTACCTGTCTGGTAGTTACGTTCAATGGTAAGCGTGTCACCTAGTTCAAGTTGGCTACAAGTCAGCCTGTCAGGTGCCGACAAAGCCGATATCGGTATCGTCATACCTTCAAAACGGAACAACGGTTCCTTGTACAAAGCAAGTAGGTCATCGGCCAAAGTTTGAGCCGCGGTATCATCAGAGACCAACAGATTGCTTAGGTTCAGGGTGCTGATTCCGTAAGCGGTTTGGCTTGTCGCGTCATCAGCCACCTGGGGTGTTCCTGTTTCACGGGTGGCGCTCACCTTGTTGTAAAGGAACTCCTGACCAAACATAACGCTCAGTTCTTGATACTTGATACCAGCGCCGGCGTCATCAGAGAACGAGGCCACGGAAGCCGCGAACCCTGCCGATGTGCGGTCAGTAAACGTCAAAGCGCCATCCCTGGCGATGAACAGTAGGCCTTGTTCCGCGGTGGTTATCGCCTGGGCGTAAGTCAAAGCGTTCGTGTTGGCGGCTATCTGGTAAGCGCCCAGCACCGCCGTACCAGCGTCAATCGCGGTAGCGCCCGTGAAGTTGATTTCAGGTAACGCCAGCAACGCCGTCAAGCGTGTGCCAGAAAGTTCAACGGGTGGCGTCACATCAGCGGTGGTTGAAGCGTTCGCGAGTAGCACGAAGTCATCAGCAACGTTGATGACAACGGTTGAAATATCGGTACTTTGCCCGGTGGAATACGATAGGTCAATGTCAGTGATACGGCCTACGAACACCGTTTCGGCACCGAACTTAACGGTGACTTTACGGCGTGGCGTCACTCCTGACTGGCCGAGTGTGATGTCGTAGTACGGGGAACTTTGGTTAGTTGGGTCAAACCGTCTGTCGTTGTTCAGCAACGTGATTGAGCAGTTACCGGCAGAGAAGTTCGCGAGTTGGTCTTGCCGGCCACGGTTGATTGTCACTTGTTGCGTAACGTCAGAAACATCGTCACCTGATGAGTCGCCATCCAAAAGGTTTTGGTTCAGCAAGCCAAGCGTCGCACTGTCTAGGGTGAACGGGTCAACGGGGAACCCCAACTCCATCAGCACGGTCAGGCTTTCACCCCACGGTAAAACGGTAGCCATACTTATCCAATCGCGTTAGCGCTTGAGACTGTCAAAGGTAGGAACCCGTTGGCGCGTTCGTATTGCTTGAACAAGTCAAGTAATCCCCTGGTGATTGAGTCAGGGTCACTACCGAGGCCGGCGTTCACGGTGACGTTGACCGGTGACGATGTGCCACCGCTGGGCGTGTTCACGCGGTTCAGGCTCGCGAGCGCTGGATTGGCCGTGCTGATGCTCGCAAGGTCAGCCTGACCGCGTGCGACGACGCGTGGCGGTGACGCGGCGGCCACCTTATTCAGTTCGGTAATCGCGGCGGCAAGCGCCAACGTTGATTCCGCTTCCGCGAGAATGGCGTCAGCGACACGAAGACGAGCGATTTCTTCCTCATCTTTGGCGTCAGTAAGGCCGCGTAACGCTTCCTGATATTCGTCGGTGGATTCAGCCGCACCGTTCAGCACCTGGTTGAGGAACGATTGTGCGATGCCTTCCTCAATGGTGGCTTCGCTCAACTCCTCTGTCCTATCCACAACGGACTTCTTGGCTTTCATCAAATCAAGTTCCGCGTCAGCGATTTCTTCCGCGGTGGCCGCCCTATTTATCTCTTTGCTCAACGACAGTTCCGCGTCCTTCACGGAGTTCACCGAATCAGTCACCCCAAGTTTTGCTTCAGCCAGGCGTATCTCCGCCTTACGTATCCCACTAGCCGATGCTTCTGGGTCAAGCCGTAACGCCGCAAGTTCCGCTTCCGCTTCAATCACCGCAAAGTTGGCTTGCTCAACCCCATACTTGGAACGCTCAAGGCCGCGTTCCGCGTCAGCGACACTTTCAGGGTCGGCGGTGATGGCACGCAACTTGATGAGTTTCTGTTCAGCCTCAATGACGTTCTCAACAGCGTCGCGTTGCGATACTTGCGCATCACGAACCTGGCGTTGAGCAGAAGCATATTCTTTGGATGCGGCGGTGGCTTCCTTACTGTTCTTCGGGAAGCCTCGCAAAACGTTATTGAAATGGTCTTGTGCTTTACGCGCGTTGTCTGATGCGCCGGTCATCGCCTTCTCCGCGGAGATACGTGAGTTTGTGGCGTTGGTGTTGGCGCGTTGCGCGTCAAAGTTTGTCTTCAACGCTGACGTGTACGTACTTAACTTTTCTGCGAACGTGACGATGGTCTTCGTACCTGCCGAAGTTGCCGCTGACTGCTTATTGGTGGCTTCCGCACCAGCGTTGGCCATACGCATACCGTCAAACTGCTTCTGTGTCGCGCGCGCACGGGCTTGCGCCGAGATGTCAAGCAAGGAACGCTGACCGTCTAACGCGCCGGTAGCGCCTTCGGTGGCCGCAGTCAAACCAAGTTGTGCGTTGGTCGCGGTAGCCAAACGGCTTTCAAAGCGTGCAATGGCGTCAGTCAAGTCTCTGAACGCGCGCGTGTTCGGGTCGGTGGCCGCTAGTTGCGCCTTCAACCCGTCAATGATTCCTTGCGCGAGTTTCGGGTCTTGGTCAAGGAACTTCTCAAACGCCTTATCAGCCGATTCAATATTTACCTTCACGCCATTAGCAACGAACTGAAAGTCACGACCAAACTCGTTGAACACGTCACTCAAGTTCAACTCGTTCTGAATATTCCTGGCTGTGTCAGCGAACGCCAACGTGACCTCATCAGTGGATTTGGTCGCGCCGTTGCTCAACGCGCCGAGCGCTATCAACGTCTTCTCGCCAGATATTTCAATATTCCTCGCCATACCAAAAGCGGCGTTACCAATCTGGAACAACGCTTCAGCGATACCGATAACTGAAATAATCTTTCCAACACCCTTGATTGCTTCCCCGAAGCCGGTCAACTTCCCTTCCGCATCCGCGAACGACAACGCCGCCTTCACGGTGTCAATCGCCATCACCTTCGTGTAAGCGCTATGTATCTTTGCCGCCGCCGCCGCCACAAGCGTCGCCACCGCCAACGTAGCCAACACACCAGTCAAAGCAAGGAACGCCGTACGGTTCTTCTCCGCGAACTCAGCCAACTGCTGGAACACGGGGAGTATCGCTTCAACTATTGGTAGCAACGCCTGGCCGAAACTTTCTTGGAGTTCCCCAACCTGGTTCTTCAATTTCGTCATCTGGCCGGCGGTGGTGTTACCCATCGCTTCCGCTGAACCACCGAACGTAGTGGTCAGTTCCTTGAAGATGTCGTCAAGGCTTTGGCCTTCCTTGATGTTGTCACGCAACATCGGGCTGAGCATTTGTAGTGCGCGGAAGTTACCCGTATGCGCGCGCGCCAACGCCTGTGAAACACTCGTCAGGTCTTGACCGGTGGCGGCGGATATGTCCATCGCCAAACCGAGTGAACCTTGCGCCTTCTCAACGCTTCCCGTAGTACGCACCAACGCTTCAAGAGCCGGCCTTAGTTGGCTGTCGGTGAACGTGGAACCGCGCGCCAGGCTCGCGATGTATTCTTCGTTGGCCGCTATCGCCTCATCAGTAGCGCCAACCGTGTTACGTAACGTGAGCGCGAGTTTGGCTTGTTCCTGCTGGTCTTCAATCGCGGCCTTGACCGCCAGGCCTGCGGCGGCGGCGAGCGCCGCCAATGCGATGCCTGCGGGTATGGCGGCCTTCTGCAACGCGAACTGCGCCTTCTCGCCGCTGGTACCAAGTTTCTTGAAATCCTCAATCGCCTTCTTGATTCCTGTTCCGTCAAACGCGGAGACAATATCTACACCTAATGCCATTACACGTCACTCCTAAAGGTCTTCAAGAAGTTTTGGATACGCGCGTTCTGTGCTTTGATGGTGATTGACAGCGACTTCTCCACAAGCGGAAGGTTGCGTTTCGTGTACGGATACATCACCCTTGAACGGAACCCGTCTGCTTTTGATTTACTTGGTAGCCGGCTATCAAGGTTCCTGATAAACCGTTCACCTTTCGGATTGGCCATCGCTGAACCAGCGGTATCAAGGATTGCGCCAGCCGCGTTCTTCTGTTCCAAGCGAACGAGTGGTACCGTACCGAAGCCTTCGTTGTAACTCTTTGGCCGTGGAACCACCGTCTTCACGCCGCCACGCACGTTCCCTGCGTTGTAACCAGGGAGACGAGCCACGCCAACACGCTTACTTTTAGTGTGCCAACCGCTCAACGGTGGCTTACCAGGGAAGCCAGAACCAACCGCCGCGGCTATCGGATTCCCGGCATTCACCAACGCCTGCGTCGCTTCCTTGTACAAATCCTTATCGTAGAAACGTAGTTTGTTCAACAATCCCTTCAACACCGTCGCAT